CCATTCCACGAAGCGCTGGCGAATGGTTGTTTCCGAGAGACGGAAGGGCATAGAGGTATTTTTGTTTACGTGTTGGTTTTGGTTAACGGTTGTTAGCTTACCACATCCTTAACCTGTGAGCGGTTACCAGAGGAACTTTTTGACAGACGGAAAACAGTGACTTACAGTAGCAAAAGTTCTGGGGCAGGCCCAGCGTTTCTATAGTCGTCCTTTTTACTTCACTCCTTACAGAAGGGGAACACATGAGTACAGAAGTACGGGAAGCGGTCCGCTTTGGATTGGGACTTTTGGTATTTTTCACGGCATTTCTTGCCGAGTGGACGCATGTAAACACGTCAGCATGCCCGCTGGCCCGCGTACCCATCGGGTACTTATCTGCGATCGGCCTCGCCGGACTCATCGGCGGCATGATTGCCGCTTTCAGAGTTCGTAACCGCATCGTGATTGAGTAGCGGAATCATTAACATCTGCTCCTCGTTTTCTAACCAGCCTCGAGAAATCGGGGCTTTTTTTCTTGGCTGAATTCGCCCTGTCAGCTGTGCGCCCAGTAGGATTCGAACCTACGACCGTTTGCTTAAGAGGCAACTGCTCTGCCAGCTGAGCTATGGGCGCAGAAAGTATGAACTATGTACCAGAAATAGTATCTGTAATCAAGCTAACTGACCAACCGAGAAAATATTGCGGCCCTTGCTGCACCTAAGGCAATCAGGTAGGGTATAATCCACTTACCTGGAGAGGTCGCATAGTCTGGCCTAGTGCGCGGCGGTGCTAACGCCGTAGCTCCGCAAGGGGCTCGAGGGTTCGAATCCCTCCCTCTCCGCCCGATAGTTTTGGGTCTAAACGACCCACCCACTTAGGTTTTGAAAGGTTCGAATCTCACCCTCTATTTTTTCATTATCGTTGAAACATCCGTATCTCCTGCGTCTCCGGATCTCGCACCACGCTCTCAATTCTACTTTTCTCCATATCTTTAAAATTCTCGTTGAGTGAATACATAAACAATGGCCGCAACCCTCTGCCCGCGTACTCTAGCGTCATAAACAAATATTTCATGAACGAACCGGTATACCGATAACATCGAATGCATCGGTCGAGTTGTTCAGGAATTTTATCCGGGTACCACCGCCATCGTTCAATGCGAGGAGATTGTTCGATCCAACCCTCCACGGTATATGTTAATAATTTCATCAACTCTTGCTTCGCCCGGATGTTGCCATTTTGAGCCAGTCGTACCAAAGCGATGCTAATAGTGTCCCGGGCACATTTATCATCCCAGTCCACTGCGCTTACGAAGGTGTATAACTTAGCCCAGTGTTTTTTCAGAACCTTTCTCACTTCGGGCGTGTTGTAATATTTTCTGGTCGGCCGCCTCGTTCTGCCTGCCCATAATTTCTGAAATTCTGGCTTGAGCGAAACAGTCACCCGATCCCAATCAATCCCAAACTCAGTCCGGACATTTTTCCAAATGAACCTATACACCGCTGGACAATTTCTGTATACCCAACTCGCTGAAAATGTATCAGGCTGCTTTTTCTTGAGCAGCCTGTTCAGAATTGTAATCGCTTGATCGAAATCCACTCTTACATTTTATCCAACTTTTTCGGTTATTGAGTCGCTTAAGGTTAGTTTTTCATCCTTGAGGTAGAGCTTACTTTTCAGGCACCCTAGCAGCTCGCGCTTTTCTTCGCGTCCGCCTTCCTGAAGGACATATTTGGCGTACGTTTTGGTATCTACTTTTGGGGCTACGATTGATTGCCTGTGCCCGAGTATGCCCACACTAAATTTTTGCAGACGTTCAATCTCAGCCTCTAACTTTTTCTTTATTCCCACTTGGCTCAAGTCCACCCGATCAATCAAGGTTAATAATTGGGAGAGGAGTAAATCTTCCCGCACATACGGTTGCTTGCACGTATAGTCGAACCGCGAGCAGTGATAGTACACATATTTTTTGATTGATCCATCCCTGCGCTTCTTGAATTTCTCCTCGGCCGTAATCCCGTAGCCGCATCCACCGCATAGGATCATTTTGGTGAAGTCGAATTCTTTAGTGCCCGGTCTGGATTTAGGTGCCGTTTTCAGCTGTTCCTGAACCTCATCAAAGAGTTCTTTGGTTATCAGTGGCTCGTGGGTGCCGTCGTACCACTTCCCGCCGTATTCAAATCGGCCGTAGTAGAACTCATTGTGCAGCGTGCGGTAGACACCGCCCAGCGTGAGTCGCTTGCCGCTCCGGGTAGTAAACCCAGCTTCCGAGTTGAGCCACTTCAGGAGTGTCCGGCCGCTGGCTCCGTAGTCGGCCACGTGCTGGAACATATTCTTGATAATTGGTGCCCGTTCAGGATCGATAATTATTTTCCCTTTATTCCTATCCGGACTCCGTTCATTAAGATATCCCAGTGGTGCCACCCCGGGGCGTACACCCATTTCCGCCTTATTCTTCAGCCCGCGCTTTACATTGATACCCCTGTTATCGTTTTCAAGCTTCGCCTGGCTACACAAGATCATCAGAAGGAATTTCTCATTCGGTGAGTTCGTGAACTTCTGCCCATGCGTTCGAATTTCCTGTAGGTGTTTGCTATCCATCAGGTCAACTAGGCTGCCTAAATCTCCGGCATTCCTGCTCAACCTGTCAGGTGCCCAGGATACGATGCCGCCGAACATTCCGCTCCGTATATCTCCCAGCAGCGTATTAAACACCGGCCGTTGTCCTGAGGCCTTGGCCGAATGACTCTCTCGTCGAATCTCTGCGATCTCAATATTCTCACGTTGCGCCACGGCGACCATTTCTTTAATTTGCGAGTCGATGGAAAGTGCCTGTCGTTCATCATCCTCGGACGACTTCCGGGCATAGAGACAATATTGAGTAGGGGTCATGGGGTTGGTGCTTATGAGTTAGTAAGCACACAGTGCCGCTGCCTTTTGCACATATCCAGTTGGTAAGTCCCGCAAGCTGTAGGTAACTTAAGGCCGCATATTAGGCCACAGAATATGACCAAAGTGAGTGGCTACCAATTGCCGTGCAGCCAATCGCTCCCGCCCGACCAGATGATAGTCATGCCCGTGCTAAAGTTATTTTTCTCCATCACTTTCAACATCAGGGTTGCGAAGGCATCAGCCAGATCATCGTGACTCTCTACTCCAAAACCCACCAGCTGTTGAATAAGGGTCTCGCAGCCATGCTCGGGGAATAACACCTGGCCGTTTTGGATTAAGTGAGTGACGATTGCCAAGCGCGACCGCTTGTCTGCCCCATGCGTTTTTACCCCTTCCGCTGTATAGCCCCGCTGTTTAAGTTCTTGGATCAAGGCGCTTTGGTAACCCACCTCTTCAATAAACAGCCAGGCCTTATCAAGTTTTTCCGAATAGAGTCGGGTACGATCAACTTGCTCCGGAAAGGTGAGACGTTCATTGACCGGATGGGGCAAGATATATACGCGCATATTTTCGCCCGAGCCATACACCTTAGCAGCCACCATAGCGGTAAAATCAGCCGTATCACTTTTGGAGATAGCCAGATCAACGCCAATAGCGGTATACCGATAATGGCGGGTATCCACTGGAATTTCCTTGTACCGCTGGATCCATGAAGGATGCACGACCTGTTCTTGGGTGGCGATAATTTTCAACATATATTCCCGCTCCCAATCAACCCGGCTTGGTACCTTCTTGTGAAGCCGGTCAATGCTGGCCTGGTCAGGGTACTTTCCCGGCCATAGGCTCTTGCCAGTGCTATCCATCAAGGGATACCAACAGAAAATGCCGTCGAGATTCTCCTCGGCAATATCATGTTTGAGACGCATTAAGAGCGAATCTTCATGGAGCAAATTCCCAATTACGATGAGCCTGGTGCCCTCATCGCCAGCCGGAATAACTTCACCCATGAGCCAGCTATACGTTTTGTTGCGTCCCTCCCGTGTCTTAACCGAGTTTTGATCCTCAACGTCGTCGGCGATGATTAAATCCGGGCGGTATTCTCCGTGACGGAGTCCACGAATGCTAGTTTCTGTAGACGCAGCCATAATCCGCGCCCCGTGCTTCTTAATGACCAGTGAGTCGCGGCCCCACTCGTCTGTTTGGTATTCGAGGGCCCCGAAGTCTGCCCGGAGTAAGTCATTCGTCTCAATCTCTCGCTTCAGGTTCATGAGCATAGAACGCGCCTGGTTCTGAGTCTGACTTAGCAGCAAGACGAACTTCTTTTGTTGAATTCCCAGCACGGCCCACAGCGGGTTCGACAAGGTCATGATGGTTGACTTAGCTGATCCGCGAAACGCGACGATAGCCGCGTGCTTGATGCTCTGGTCTTCGGTAATGCGGAAGAGGTTTTTCTGAAACTCCGCCGTCTTGTGCTTGACGTACCGAGCCAAGTAAAGATGAAAGAACAGGTAGTGACTTTGCCGCGCACTCGCCAAGCGAGCCTTACGGTCGCTCATTAATTCCTGAATGACTTCAGGGTCTGAAATGTTATTACTCATGGTTTTGTGATGAAGGATTAGATTCCTGCTCCGGCTCCGTAAGGGAGGCGAGAGCCAAGGCTTTTTTGACTACGGCTTCTTGATCGGGCGTGAGTTGCTCGCTCACCGGTTGTTGCAACGATAGCTCGACGCGATTGGCATACGCTCGGTGATGATTCTTGAGCCAGAAAATGATGGCCGTTAGGTTGCCATCCCGAATAGCGGTCATGAGTTGGCTTTCAGCCAAATCATTGACTAAGCCAGACCCGTCAGCCAAGGCCATGTCCGCCGCTTCGGCGAACTCTCGATCAGCTTTATGCCAGCGATAGTAGGTAGTACGAGTAATGCCAATTTTCTCGCACACCACTTGAACGATGGGCGTTTTCTTAAGCTGCTCGATGAACATTTCTTTTTGTTTCGACTGCCGGACTTCGACTGCGCCCGGCGGCCTCTCCTCCTGTTTGTCTTTGTGCGCGTTCTTTGCCATACAAAATATGTTTACGAATTAATTTTCGTGGGCTTAATACTCGTGAGTTTTTCAAAGCGATCTATAATGACCTGGCAGTAATGGGGATCGAGCTCGATCATCCGGCACTGCCGCTTCGTTTGCTCACACGCAAGGAGGGTCGAGCCGCTCCCGCCAAACGGGTCATACACCACATCACCTATTTTGGAACTGTTCAGAATGAGGCGACGCAGTAATCCCACTGGCTTCATGGTCGGGTGGAGGGCGCTCTTGTTTGGTTTCGGATATACCAGCACGCTCTTGTCTTTGGCCTTCTGAAACTGATGAGTGCCATACCAGCCATAAGCAATGAGTTCGTGTTGAGGCAGATAGTCCATCCGGCCAACCACGGCGTGATTCTTGATCCAAACCAACATCTGCGCGAACTTATATCCCGCATCTTGCATGCCGTCGCGCAGCGCGAAGAGCATCTTGTCGGAGTTAAAGATGTACAACGCGTTCTTGCGAGCGAGGTGCGGCTTTGCCGTTTCGAGCCATTGGTAGGTGAAGTGACGATAGTCACTTTCACTTTGACTATGGTCATTCACAATCGCTCGATGCTGCTTACCCTTTGGATTAAAGCCCTGCTTATTCTCGACATACGCCACCCCGTAAGGCGGGTCGCACAAAACTAGCCCTACTTTTGTTTTTCCGAGGAATGTATCGACAAAGTTTTTATCCCGTGCGTCACCGCATCCGAGTAGGTGATTGCCCAACTGAAAGACATCTCCAGGTTTAATTGATTTTTTTGGCATGGGTTTTCGTTAAGGCTTCAAAGCGCTTGATAATGACATCGCAGAACACCGGCTCGAGTTCGACCGTGACGCACCGCCGTTTCATTCTTCCTAACTTGATACCCCCGGCGTCAGCCGGGGGAGGAAGTGGATTCCCGAATCCTCCTGCTACCATGAAGCTGTGGACTACCGAAAGCAGGCCCATGCGGTCTACCACTGCGAGTACCA